CCCCGCCCCATCAACTTCAAAATTGTACCAAATTTCCCCATACAAAAAAAATCAAAAAACTTGTACCAAATATATTGCAATTTTAAAAATAATGTGGTATAATAAATATAGTTAAAGAAGAACAACAATCAATAAGGAGGAAAAAATATGTATAATTTATTTATGGGAAGCAATGAACTAATTATTATTTACAGAAATGGAACTCATCATGTTATAGAGAAAGATGAGGATTACAACGAGGTATTTACAGGTAGTTATGAAAAGTGCTTTGAATATTGTAAAAATAGGAACATCGATTATCTTGAAAGTTTTTATTAATTTTATTACAAATAAGGAGGAGTTTCTCCTCCTTTAAAATTAAAGGAGGGTTTAAGTATGACATTTAAAGAAGCATATTTTAGCAATGCCGCCCCATCAACTTCAAAATTGTACCAGATTTCCCCTTTGAAAATTTTTTCGAATTTTTTGGTACAAAATCTAGCACTTGACGGATAGTACCAAATATGGTACAATTAAAATGAAGGAGGTGAGATAATGGTCAAGTCAAAGAAGCTAATTTTTAATCAGTCTGGTAAGTACTATGGAATCAAGGTTTGTATCCCCAATGAATGGGCATCGTTTTTAAACATAACAAAAGAGGAACCTGACGTAATCATGGAATTATTTGATAACTCAATAATAATTAGGAAGGGGGACAGTGATGGCAAAGCGTAGAAGATTAAAGAAAGCATCATCAACATTAAAAGAATACCGTAAGCAAAGATCGCGAGTATTAGCAACGGTAAGGCGTTACGAAAAGCAAGGCTTATACGTTAACTTTGTAGTACCTAATATACCTAAGCGTATAACTCAAGCATCTGTAAGAAGGCTATCCAAAATAACACCAAAACAGATACAGCAAAAAACCTTTAAATTAAGCGAATACGGGGAAATAGAAGCGTCTTATTACCAGTTTAAAAAGGAACAAAGAAAAAAGAAAATAATATCAACACCCAACACAATATCAATGCCATCTGAATCTGACATGGTAATATCAAATTTTAGGATTTATATATCAGAATTTAATGATGTCGCTAACGCTATAATAAATGATTGGTTAAATCGCTTGTTATTTAAATACACAAAAGAAGAGGTCGCTAAAATGATACAAGACGCTGGAGAAAGTGGAAAACTTATAGGATACAAAATGACCTACGAAACAGACAAAATTTTGACCGCTTTATCGTCTATGCTAGATTTAATGGATTTAGGGGTGCTGGAAAGAGAGCAACTAATAGAAACTTTGGAGTATCAAGAAAATTATGAAATATAAAAGGTTAGGTGGGATAGAAATGCAATGCAAGTTAAAAAATTTAATTGTTATGCATGTGATTTTGAGACCACTGTTTATGATAATCAGGAGTATACAGAGGTTTGGGCGGCATGTTGGGTTAAACTATTTACAAATGACGAGCCAGAAATTGTTGGAAGCATAGAACATTTTTTTATGAAAATGTTTGATTTGCCCGGAAATAACATATTATTTTTTCACAACCTTAAATTTGATGGATCGTTTATATTGGACTATTTGATTAGAGGACATTACACGTTTAACAGAGTGTCAGAAAAAGAAATGGAAAATAATCAATTTAAAACAGCAATATCGGAAAGAGGTCAGTGGTACAACATAATAATAAAAAAAAATAATCGAATTATAGAGATTAGAGACTCATTAAAATTATTACCGTTTACATTAAAAAGAATAGGTGACGCCTTTGAAACAACTCATAAAAAGTTGGAAATGGAGTACAAAGGATATAGGTATAAAAACTGCCCGATTAAAGAAAGCGAAAAGAACTACATTAAAAATGATGTGTTAGTTTTAAAAGAGGCATTAGAAATTATGTTTAATGAGGGTCATAACTCAATTACAATAGGTAGTTGCTGTCTCAAAGAATTTAAATCGTTTTATGACAAAATAGATTACAACAATCTATTTCCAAATCTATACGAAATTGAGATAGACGATAAATACGGGCAGGAAAATGCTGGCGAATATATCAGGAAATCTTATAAAGGAGGCTATTGTTATTTAAAACCTGAGCATGCTAATAAAATAATAAAAGGAGGGTTAACATTAGACGTTAACTCTTTATACCCTAGTATGATGCACTCTATTTCCGGAAATTTTTATCCTACCGGAAGACCGAGGTTTGTATCGGATTATGAGGAATTTAAAGAAAAGGTGAAGAAGTCGGAAAATTTTTTGTATTTTGTAAGATTTGAATGTAGATTTAAAGTTAAAGAAAACTACTTGCCTACTGTACAAATAAAAGGAAACATGTTGTATAAAGGTACCGAATATTTAACTACATCTGACATTTATTATAAAGGAGAATATCACAGATATTATCGCGATTTAGAAAACAATGTAAAAGAGGCTAAAGTTGTCTTGACTATGACACGTCCAGATTTTGAAACATTTTTTGAGCATTACAATGTTTATGACTTTAAGTTTTTAGATTGTTGTTATTTTTTTAAGCATAAGGGAATCTTTGACGAATATATAAATAAGTATCGTGATATAAAAATGACGTCAAAGGGGGCAAAACGGGAGTTAGCAAAACTTTATCTTAACAATTTATACGGTAAAGAGGCAAGTAGCACAGACAGCAGTTACAAAGTACCTTACATAAATCCAGACAAAAATTGCCTCAGCTTTAATCTGATTGAAGAGAAAGAGAAGACTCCCGGGTATATAGCGATAGGCAGTTACATAACATCCTACGCACGTAATTTTACAATAAAAGCCGCACAGAAAAATTATGATAATTTTATATACTCAGACACCGACTCAATACACTTAACTAAATGCACACCAAAATCAGTCAGAATACACGACAAAAACTTTTGCTGTTGGAAAAAGGAATCTGAATGGGACAAGGGGTTATTTGTCAGACAAAAGACCTATATAGAGAGAGTGACAAAAGAAGATAAACCGTGTAAGCCAAAAATGGAAATAAAGTGTGCAGGTATGTCTGATAGAGCAAAGCAAAATTTTTTATCAGAGTGTAAAATGGAGGATTTTAAAATAGGACTTAGAGTAAAGGGAAATCTAAACGCAAAAAGAATCAAAGGAGGAATCGTGCTGGTAGAAAGTTTTTATGAAATGCGAAAATAAACTTGACGTATTGTACATAATATGTTACAATAAGGTTGTAGCAAAAATACTGTATAAAATTAAGAAAAGGAGAACTAAAAATGAAAAAAATCACAAGAAGTATTATCACACACTCTGTGTCTTTTGCTGAGGTAAATGGCACAAATCTGGAAGTTTTTGAAACTAGGGAAATGTCTAATAAGCCGGGAGCCCGCATGATCCAGCAGTTATCAAAAGAAAGAAAGAAACAGGTAGTCGTAATTTCAGACGTACCTATTGAACGTAAGTACTCAATGGACGTTGATACTTTTATGAAGTATGCAGAGGTAGAATATAACGAATTTAGTGATGAAGAAATTGAGAATGAAGATTAAACCGATTTTGAGAACAATAAAATTAATGTCTATTAAGGAGGAATAAAAATGGGAAACTCAGAATATAGTGCAAAAGTAGTAGAATCAACAAGAGAATTAACAGGGAAAGAAAGAGTGGCTATAAAAATGTTTAATGACGCGCATCAGCTTGATGAAGTTACACAAAATTCCGAAGAGGGTGTTTTAATTAACATTGATTACGTAGCAACAGTAGCTGTTCACAATGAAAAAAGTGATACTAAAGACTACAACAAATATATTTATGTAGACAAGGACGGTACAATGTATGTGTCAGGATCAGAAACACTGTATCGGACTTACAACGAAATAGCCGAAGAAATGGAAAATGAAGAGGAAGACTGGGCTATTAAAGTAATTAGGAAAGAATCATCCAACTACAAAGGGAAAGATTTTTTAACTTGTGTAATCGTATAAAAATATGCCTCGGAAACGGGGCTATTTTTAAATGTTTCACGTGAAACATTTTATAATGAAGGAGTATAATATGTATTATGATGGCACAAAATTATTATCATTGAATGACGCTGATGGAAACAAACCAGAAATATATATGTGTGTTGGAAACAGAACCGCAGGAAAGACAGTATTTTTTAAAAGACTTTGCCTAAATAATTTTATCCAAGGTAAAGGTAAATTTATACAGCTATATAGGTTTAATTATGAATTGTCATCCTGTGCTGATATGTTTTTTAGAGATATAAAACCGTTGTTTTTTAACAACGGGGAACTGATAGCTAGACCAGTAGCCAAAGGTTTGTTTTATGAGTTGTATTACAACGAGCAAAGTTGTGGTTTTGCAATTGCATTAAGTAATGCTGATGCACTTAAAAAATACTCGTCTTATTTTAATGAGGTTACAAATGTTTTTCTGGACGAGTTTCAATCGGAAACCAATCACTATTGTGCAGATGAGATCAAAAAATTTCAGTCAATCCATGTTACTATAGCAAGAGGTCAGGGAAAACAATATAGATACACACGCACCATATTAGCATCAAATAGTGTGACTATGTTAAACCCATATTACAAGTCAATGGGTATACACAAAATGTTGCGTAGTGACACAAAATTTTTAAGGGGACATGGGTGGGTTATGGAGCAGACCTTTAATGAGACAGCCAGTAAATCTTTATCTAACTCAGGTTTTGCAAAAGCTTTTGATGATGGCTATTCTGACTACGCCGCTCAAAATGTATATCTTAATGACAACGATAGTTTTATAGAGCACATCAAAGGTAAATGCAGATATATAGCAACAATAAAACATGGCTCAAAATATTATGCAATCAGGGAGTTTTTTGAGGATGGAATTGTATATGTAAACGATAGCCCTGATATGACATACCCAGTAAAATTAACATTTAAAGCAGATGACCATGAGCAGAATGCACTAATGGTTAGCAAGTCAACTTTTGTTATGCAGTACCTCAAAAAAGTTTTTGAACATGGCCAGTTAAGATTTAATAATTTAGACAGCAAGAATATTATTTTTGATATTTTATCCATATAGGTATCTTTTGATGTAGCTAATATTTAGTGTGACCCGGTAGCACCGTTTAAAACCGGCGGGTCAACTTGTCCGTCTTGCTAACGTGATTTATTAGGCACATCAATTTCAGATACAAACGGGGCGGGTTTATCCCGCTCCTTTTTGGTACAAAAGTATTAACTTTCATTTTTTATCGTTTTGTGTTATAATGTATATAGAATAAAAAGGAAGGAGGTCACTAAATGTCCCCGGCTGATGTTGCGAATATGATAGGCAATTATGGTTTCCCGATCGTTTGTTGTGGTGCGATGTTTTGGTATATGGTCAAAAAGGACGCACAACATAAAGACGAAGCCGAAAGTATGCGAAAGACAATCGAAAATAACACATTAGTTATCCAGCAGTTAGTAGACAATTTTAAAAAGGAGTGATTTAAGTGGCAATTTTAACGCGATCAGGTATGGAAAAAATTTTACGCCGCATAATGGAAAGCGGTGGAATGACAGAAGACATGGAAAGAGACGTGGAACGGTTGAAAGATGATTTTGACGAAAGAGAAGGAATACTAAAAAGGTATGGAGAAACGTATGACGGAGAAGATCAGGATGAATACGAGTATAGTGAGCGTGATGATGTAAACATTTACACTCCCAGAGAAGAGGAAAAAGATTGGAAGAAAGAATATGACGATTTAAAAGCCAGATATATGGATCGTTTTTTCGGGACTTCCGAAGTAAAAGAAGATTTTAACGATACAATAGAAGAAACAGAAGAAGACGTAAAGCGGGACGGAGAAGTCCAGAGCTTTGACGAATTATTAGAAAGAACGGAGGGTTAATATGCCGACTAAACCGAAAGCAACCAAAAATTTAAACGAATTAAATTCTGCCGACATTTTAAATGTAACTCGTAGTGAGATAGGCGGCACATATGCGGATCAGGTGCCAGTGGCGTTAAAAGAGGGAGACACAGTTAACGGAGCTAAAGTTACAAAAGATCAGTCTTTGCAGTCACTTAGAGGTATCGGCGATATTATCATGCAGTATCAGCCATTACAAAACGCCTTTTTAACAAACCTTGTTAATCGCATCGGTAGAGTAATCATAACATCCCGACTTTATGAAAATCCGTGGGCTGGGTTTAAGAAAGGACTTTTAGAATACGGGGAAACTGTAGAGGAAATTTTTGTAGAAATTGCAAGACCTTATCAGTTTAATCCAGAAAAAGCTGAAACTGACCTTTTTAAAAGGAGAATCCCAGACGTTCAGGCGGCTTTTCATTCGACGAATTATCAAAAATTTTACCCCACAACTGTTAGTAATGACCAACTTAGACAGGCGTTTTTGTCATGGCAGGGTATTACCGATTTAATCGGCAGAATTATCGAGCAGTTATACACAGGTGCAAATTATGACGAGTTTTTGGTGATTAAATATCTCATTGCAAGATGCGCGCTGGACGGAAAAATATCAACAACAGTTATCCCAACTGTTACAGCGGATAACGCAAGGTCAGTAACTACTACAATGGTAGCATCTGCCAAAAACTTAAGTTATATGTCTGCTAATTATAACTATGCGGGAGTACGGACTTACACAGACCCAAGATATCTGTACACTATTTTAACAACTGAGCTGTCCTCAATTTTTGATGTCGAGGTTTTGGCATTATCATTTAACATGGACAAAGCGGAGTTGATCGGTCGGCAGATTGGGGTAGATGGATTTGGCACTATTGACGAGGGTAGATTACAGGAGATTTTTGCTGATGATCCAAACACAACTTATACTCCATTTACAGAGGATGAGTTAAACTCACTTAAATCTATCTCAGGATTAATGGTTGACAGTGACTGGTTTATGATCTTTGATAATTACTACAACATGACCGAGGTGTACAATCCCGAGGGATTGTACTGGAATTATTTTTACCACGTCTGGAAAACATTTTCCGTGTCGCCTTTTAGCAACGCGATTTTGTTTACAACTATAACCCCAGAGATTACCAATGTTACAATATCCCCAAATACAGCAACAGTTGCTAAAGGCGGCACAGCACAATTTATTGGCACAGTAGAGGGTAATGGATTAATAAACAAAAAAGGACACTTTAGTATTGCTGGTGCAGTATCCCCGGGAACAAGCATTAGTGATGATGGTCTTTTGATTATTGCAGCAGATGAGACAAAAACATCTTATAATGTTTTATATATAGCTGACGCTGACCAAACTAAAACAGCAACCGCAACAGTAACAATTACAGGTTAGGGGTATAGATATGGCAATCACACCACAATCACGGTTAATCTTAATTAACAATACTAGGTTAACTGATTATAAAAATCAGATGGACTTTAAAAATGCGTCAGAGCAATCTTTATACTTTTTGTCCAAAAAATACCGAGAGTATAATGATTTCCAATACCTACGCAGGGATGGTACGATTGCAGTTCCGGAAAATTACGATAATCTTTACGGTTGTGATTACATTATGTTTCAAAACAAAAATTTTGGAACAAAATGGTTTTACGCATTTATACGTAACAAAGAGTACGCAAATGACGATAACACAATAATCACATTTGAGATAGACGTATTCCAGACATGGCAATTTGACATCGAGTATTTAAAGTCATTTATTAGCCGATCTCATCAGCAACAATTTTTGTCAGATGGCACTCCGTGGTTGTCCAATCTTTTCCCGGAGCAAGTGGAATATGGACGTGATTATGTTGTGACTCACACTGAGGTTGTCAGTTGGAATACATATTACGTATTAATGTGCTCAAGTGCTGACCTCACATCAGATTTTGGCGATACTGACAACCCCAACCTAAAATCATCAACTGGCGGCACGTTTGACAAAATGCCATCAGTATTAGATTATTATGTCATAGATAATTTAAACGATAATCCATCACCAAGGACTGATAGTTTACAAGCAATTTTAGCTGAGCTAAAAGATGTGCCATGGATAACGCAGTGTATCCAATCAATAACGATTGTGCCTGAGGAGGTGGTTGGTAATAACTTTGAGATTGTTAACATGGCATCAGGTAAAAAGATCGGCAGATTGAGAGACGGATATAAAAGCTCAAACTTTATACTAAGTAGTATAGACAATTGGTGGAGTTATTTCCCAAAGTATGACAATTCTAAATTATATAGCTATCCGTACAGCTATATAGAAATGACGGCCTATAATGGCAACCAATTTATTATAAAACCAGAGGCAGTTAATGAGTTGTCAACATTAGAGCTAGGGTTAGTAAATTATGTTGGTGCATCCCCTAGACTTACTTACTATCTTAAGTATTATAATGATTTTGGCGATAATGGTCACGAGTATGACGGACGACCAGAATATGGAGAGTTTTTAGACGCTGGATTATCAATCGCTAATTTCCCACAACTCCCTGTGACGGTAGACAATTATCTGTTATATATGGCTAATAATGCTAATAGTTTTGCCTTATCAAACAGTATAAACAGTTACAACAAAAAAGAGGCTGTAGCTATGGGTGCGATAGAGGGTGGTGCTGGTGCAATCAGCTCTATATTATCTGGTAATATTGGAGGCACAATTGGATCAATTTATGGTGGGGCTAAAAGTGCATATACTGGCGTAAAAAATAGCGAAATAGCTATCAGACAGCAGATGGCAAAAATACAAGACGCTGAGATCGCACCCCCAACACTAGCTGGTCAGACCGGTGGCGATGCGTTTAACATCGCAAACGGAATCAACGGAATCACTCTCAAATGGAAAACAATCCGACCAGAGTACGCTGAGAGATTAGAGGAATATTTTACCAGATATGGATACGTGCAGAATAAAATTGAGACTGTATCACTCACTGGTAATAAAAACTTTAATTATGTGCAGACAACCGGGTGCATCCTAGCAGGTAACATCCCAAAAGACGACATAGAGATTTTAAAAAATATGTTTGATAATGGTACTACTATATGGCACACTGAGATAGGTAAGTATAATGATAATCCATGGATCGGGGGCTGACAAAAAATGGCAAGGAAAAATTATAATAAAGTGTATGGCTATAACAAGGCTCTGGATGGATGGAGTAATATGTGGCAAAACAACGTAACATATTTACATTACTACTATTTTTTAAAAGAGCTGGCTATAAATATGTACAAGTGGGAGGGTTTACCAGATACAATTGACGAGCGGTTTTTAGAGTTGACGCTTTTTGACAATGGTTATGGGCTGTATTTTAGAGACGAGATTATTGGTGATTTATTTTTACAGTGTACGATTGGCGGAGAATTGGATGTATACAGGATACCAATTAATCGTATGGCGTACAGTGTAAATGGTTACCAAAATTTTAAAACTAAATCTGACTCTGTTATTGTTTTTAACAACTTTTTGCATACCACCACTCATATTGATATAGATATGTTTGCACAAAAACTTTACAATGTGAGCAGGGCTATTGACGTTAATATTAACGCTCAAAAAACTCCACTTATGATCGTTTGCGATGAAAAACAAAAGCTAACGATGAAAAATGTGTATATGCAATACGAAGGAAACGAACCTTTTATTTTCGCAAACAAAAATTTCGAAACAAATTCGATACAGGTTCTGAAAACAGATGCACCATTTATCGCAGATAGATTGAGCATCGAAAAGAACAGAATTTGGAATGAAGCTATGTTATTTTTAGGAATCAACAATAATAACATGGATAAAAAAGAAAGACAGATCAGTGATGAGGTTAACAGCAATCTTGAGCAGATATCTATGTCAAGACAAATCGGATTAAACTCAAGAAGACAGGGTGCAAAAGAAATAAACAGGATGTTCGGAACAGAAATTTCTGTTAATTACAATCCAGAATTAGAAGAGTTGTACAACGCAATGGTTTTCGGAACTGATAACACGGATGAAAATGTTTCACGTGAAACATCTGAAAGTGATGGTGATTTGGATGAGTAAATATACAACAGAGTTACGGTATCTTATTCAATCAGGTTTCGATTTAGGGCTAAATGATTATCCAATTTTTGAGGAAAGTTATCGTTCAAAACTAAACGAAAAAATCCTTAATCACTACTACATGCGTGAGATTGGTTTTGAGACGGCAGGATTATTTAAGAGATACTTAAATGTCAAAATGAATGAGATCATGCCATATTATAATCAGTTGTATTTATCAGCCCAGATTGAATTCGATCCCCTTGAAACATATTCCACAAACGAGCAATATGAAAGGGAAACAACAGGGGATAACACGTCTCAAGATGAGGGAGAAAATAAGTCACTACAAAATGATACACCTATGGGATCACTACAAGATCCATTTTCAGAAAACTACGCTACAACCTCACAAAAGACTAATGCAACTAATACCACAAGATTGAATTCGTCTGAAAACGAAAAATATAACCGTAAGTTATCTGGAAAAAACGACTCAAAATCTAATAGCCAATTATTAATGGAGTATAGAGAAACTTTTTTGAATATTGACATGATGGTTATTGAGGAGTTAGATGTGTTATTTATGCAACTATGGTAAGGAGGTGATAAAAAATGATTGGAAACGTATACCCGTTTTGGCGTTGCTTTAAAGTTATGCCACTTGTATATGATGAGTCTTTGTCATATTACGAGGTGCTTTGTAAACTCACTTATAAGATCAATGAGGTTATTGAGCAATTATCGTCAGATTATTCTGAGATTTATAAATATATCGATCAACAGGATAAATTTACGTTAAATTCTGCCAATAATTACACAGATTCAAAAGTGTCAGAATTAGAACTTGTTATCAATAACCAATTTACTGTTTTAAGTGATGCTATAAAAAGTGCTGACCAAAAAACAAGATCATGGGTAACAGAGCAGATTACAGATTTAACGATTTGGTTAGAGCAACAGGGCCAATCTATTTATGTGATTAACCCGATTACAGGTTATACTGATACTGTCCAAAATGTGCTTAATGATTTTTATAATTATTTTAACTATTATGCACTTACATGTATTGAGTATGATGGACTTAATCTTACAGCAGATATGTATGACGCAAAAAATATAACATGTTACCAGTATGATTTTTATGCAAAAAAATATCTGACAGAGGATGATAGATTTTATATGTTTAATCCAGTGACAGGGCAAAGAGTTTTTTACAAAAACGTGATAGACTTTTTAGTGTCCTTGCATAGAGAGGACGCGTTAACTTGTGCTGGATATGACGATAAAAATATCACAACAGATGGTTATGATAACTATGATATTACAACTTATCAATATGACTGGGAGGGCAAGACTGTCCTTGCAGTAGCTTAAGGAGGATTAATATATGTCACATACAAACAAAACACCAAACTACGATTTACCACAATTTATCGGTACTGATAAGGCTAGCTGGTTGGGAGATTTAAACCCAGCATTTTTGGCAATTGATGCGGGGATGCAGGCTAACAAGGTTGCCGCGCAGGCGGCAGAAGTTTCGGCTGGAGAAGCTAGTGCTCTGGCGCAATCTGCTAACTCTGTTGCTAACTCTGCTAACACTTCCGCAACAAACGCATTATCAAAAATTGACAACTGGATTGAGGTAAATATCAATAACCCTGACACGACTAATTTTGTCCAGTACAACTGCATATTGCAATTTAACCCAGATTTGGGTATAGCTAGTCTATACAACTTAATAGAGTTTAAAAATGGATTTACACCCGTTCTTGGTACGTCGGGCACACCTTTTATTATTTTACCCAATCAGTATTTTAACAATACTTTCGAGTCTACACTATATTTTAGTGGTAATGTTAGTGTATCTGACTCACAAGGCAATATTAGTTATACTAATCCACAATATATAATTTCCGGCGGTAAAATATATCTAAAAACATTAGGCGGATCGGTGCCGTCAGGTGGTAGGTATAGATTCTCAATTTTATCCCGTATGTATTATATAGGTAAGTGGCTTAAATAATGGCAATTTATGACTCAAACTGGGCTAGTTACGCCATGTATGTAACTAGTACCGTAGAGACTAACTGTAATTACGGGAGTGTAGAGTCTTGGGCTATGGCTGGTATTGGGATAATGCAGTGGACATATGGCAGGAGCTGGGACTTACTAAATCTGCTGATTACTGATTATCCTGATATAGCCAGTCAATTACCTATTTTGTTACCCCAGATACAAGCTGGTAGAGAGGCATGGGGCAATAAAATTTTTACACAAAATGAGGCTAATGAGGTTAGCGCGGTGTTGGTTACAGACGAGGGTGTAAACACCCAAAATAAATTATGGCAATCTGATTGTGATAACTCATATATACCACTGTTACGGGATGAGTGTGGTATATCTGACCCAAAGACAGCTATTTTTGGTCTTACAAATTACCATCAATCACCACAAGCATTTTATCAGATTTTTAATGGCTGTGGTAACTGTGATGTTAATACATGGTATATGACTGTTTTAAATAATGGCATTGTGGGTAGTTATTACAACCGACAAAATACCGTAAAAGCACTATTAGATGAGTGGGATGGTGAGAGTGGCAAGGAGGGTTTTGGTAAATATGACCCGCAACATAGTATCGGCGGTAATCAAAACCAAAATAGTGGTAATCCCGATAATACATCAAAACCATTTGAGACATCCCTAAATATTAAGTCACTACAAAAGTTTGGTAAAACGTTCTTTTTGTACATTGATAATAATGGTACAAACAAAAAAATAGAGTTTTATCAGGCAAGCGATAAATTATGGTTGCCAATTTATCGCTTTGAAAAAATTGAGGGTGAGACTACAACAAAACCTCAGCCGTCATACCCTAATACGGGGAGTGGCACGGATGATCAACGACAACAGTTGGTTGATAAAATTTTGAGTTATGAGGGTAAACTAGGTTACTCTCAATCTGGTGATTTAAGGATGTGGCCAGACAATGGGTACGCTGATTGCTCTGGACTTGTTTGGCATTGTTACAATAGTGTAGTTGGTGTAGAGATAGGTACATGGACTGGCACACAAGTTGATAACGGGTCACTTATTAAAGAGGGTAGTGGCTCTTTAGATACAAGTGATATGTTGATGGGAGATTTAGTATTTTTTAATTGGTCATATCACAATCCGTTTTTTGACCATGTAGAAATGTATATAGGTAACAATCAATTATGTGGGCATGGGGGTGATCCCTACTATGGCCCAACTGTTAAACCAGATGCAGGAGCATATTCCGCTGATGCTTTTGACTGGCAAGTAAGGAGGTATATTTAATGATTATTGATGTATCAAGATATCAAGGAGTTATAAATTGGGATGCGGTTAATGGGGCTATCGATGGAGCAATAATCCAATGTGGTTATGGAGACGATTTTGTGGTGCAGGATGACCCATATTTTTTACGCAATGTACAAGAGTGTGACAGGTTGGGTATACCGTATGGTATTTACTTATATAGTTATGCTAACAATAAAGCTCATGCAGATAGTGAGACAAAACATATTTTAAGACTTGCTAAAAAATGTAATTTGAGTTTACCTATTTACATTGATATTGAGGATGCAAGTATAAGAGGTAGTTACAATGCTCAGTATTTTATAGACATGGGTCAGGCAATTGAGGATGCTGGATATTGGTTTGGATATTACTGCAATGAGGACTGGGCTAAAAATGTTATTAAAAATAGCCTTGATAGATTTACCAGTTGGATTGCTAACTATAGTCGCAAGCCTAGTGTGCCTTTTGATATCTGGCAGTATTGCAGTGACGGTACTGTGCCAGGAATTAGCGGGGGTGTGGACTGTAACGAAATGGTAAGAGATTTACTCAATGAGATTAAACCTAACAGCGGAGGATCAGCAACCACAAAACCTACTGGTGTTGAGTATGTGGTAAAAAGTGGAGACACTTTGTCAGGTATCGCTAGTATGTATGGTACTAGCTATCAAAAGATCGCGTCTGATAATGGGATAGCTAACCCTAACTTGATCCATCCGGGACAGGTGCTCAAAATAAATGGTGGTTCAGCCCCCTCCCACAAAACATACACCGTTAAAAGTGGTGACACCTTGTCAGGTATTGCTAGTATGTATGGTACTAGCTATCAAAAGATCGCGTCTGATAATGGGATAGCTAACCCTAACTTGATTCACCCGGGTCAGGTTTTGATAATTAAATAAATAGGCGGGGCTTAATGCCCCACCTTTTAAATTACCTATTTGTTTCTCCTGCGTTAGAGTGTACCATGTCGTTTTCTTCTAACGTTGCCCAGATTCCTTTTATCTGACTTGTGTTGCCAGCAATCGCCTGATTCATTGATTCAACACCGGATGTTATTGTCTGTTGTGCTTGCTCTAAAGAGCTAATTCTGTTTTCCAGTGATGAGGTATCAATTGTCGGGGTTTCTTGTGGATCCTTATTTTCTAGTTCATTTATTTTGTCTGATAAAAGTGATATCTGTTTCTGTTGCTCATCTATTACTTTTTGGTTGTCATTTGATAGGACTAAATATGATGTGTATGCTGTATACCCTGATAGTAATATGATGAGCAAGAGCAAAAACCAGTTTCTTTTGATGTAGTTCATTATTTTCACCTCCTTTCTTTTTTGTATTTTGTTGCTTTGCATCACCTCCCTTCATAGATTTGTTTTAAAATTGTTTGTAAAAATCTCTTAGAGTCATGTATTCTGGTAAAGCTACAAACACTGTGTCTGATGTAAAGTATATTACTTGACTTTCTAGTAAGTCCCAGTCAGCATATATTAATCTCATAACTTTTGCTTGTTTTAATGTTATAGTTTCATTATCATGTTTGGTCTTTATTGTTAATGTCTTTTCCATTGTGTATTCGCTGTTTCTTACCAGTAAGCACCTTAGTGTTAATCTGTATAAATTTCCGTTTGATTTTAATATAGCTCTGTAATAATTTACCTCTTCTTCTAATTCGTCTAAATCCATAAATATAGCTGACCTGTAACTTTCTCCTTTTGGTATTCCGTACGCTAAGTATTTAAATGACATGTACTTTTCTATCAATGTTTCTGCGTATCCTAATTTGTAGTCTTCTGAGTAAAATGATTTACATATCTCCCTTTTTTGTTCTTTGTCTGTGTCAAAGTTTATTGTGACGTATCTATTCTCCCATTCTATTTCAAGGTCTTTTAAATAAAATTTTAGTTCTAAACTTGTTTCAAAGTATGTTGCATTAAAATATCTTTTGTAGTAATATCCCCAATATTCAACGTTGTTTTCTGTGTATTTTACAATAAGCGCTTTTTTCATCTTTATACCTCCTCATTTAAATATACTTCGTTGTGATTAAAAGCAAATACATGCAAATGTCCATATTTTACAGCCGCTTTATTAGCTTCTTCAAATATTGATACCCCATCCATGTTAATCATTATTATAAGTATTGTATCTGGTTGCCATACTACATTGCTAAAATATGCTTCTTTAAATGTCATACTTAAACCCTCCTTTAATTTTAAAGGAGGAGAAACTCCTCCTTATTTGTAATAAAATTAATAAAAACTTTCAAGATAATCGATGTTCCTATTTTTACAATATTCAAAGCACTTTTCATAACTACCTGTAAATACCTCGTTGTAATCCTCATCTTTCTCTATAACATGATGAGTTCCATTTCTGTAAATAATAATTAGTTCATTGCTTCCCATAAATAAATTATACATATTTTTTCCTCCTTATTGATTGTTGTTCTTCTTTAACTATATTTATTATACCACATTATTTTTAAAATTGCAATATATTTGGTACAAGTTTTTTGATTTTTTTTGTATGGGGAAATTTGGTACAATTTTGAAGTTGATGGGGCGGGG